CCCCTCTTGAAAACTACATTAGAATTCTCCTACAAATTCGTTTACATTGTGGACTTAAAAGATCACATTCAATCAGACACTCGTAATAATCGTTAATTTTTTGATTTTCTATTTCTAACTTATCCACAGTATCTTCAAAATGACGCCACTCATCCAACTGATTGCGAGAAATGGTATTACGCATAAGTTTTCTCCAAGATTTAAATCATAATAATTAAAAAATTGATCATTTCATTTCATTGAACTACTTCCAAATTCTATCATATGTATAAAATTTTGGTATAAAATTACACTGTTATGTAATAAAAATTTATGCCTACGAGTTTATACTTAGACATAAAAAAAGAGGGGAATATTCCCCTCTTTCAGTTCTTTTTACAAGTAATTCACTTGGTATAGATACGACCTCGATAACAGAAACTACCATGAGTTTCTTTGTGTTTCACGCAATTTGTTTCATACTTAACACCACGATATGCAGTGTGAGTAATTTGAGCATCATGAAGTGCAGCAGCTTTTTGAATCTGCTTTTTGATGAGGTTAAGTGTGTTCATTGTGGTTTCCTAAAGAAATGAGTTAATTAAAACCCGTTCCTTCAGTCGTTTGCGTCCCATGAACAATGAGGAGTTGATTCTTTTAAAATTACAACTAACTCTTTTTTAACAATATTTCTCATGCGATCATTATTCCTAATGCGATCCAGCATTGCTGCTGCATCAACACAGTTTAAATCTGCATAGAGTAATATTTCAAACATGGGATGAACGCTCCGTTCCGCGACTTACTTGCGTCCTCCTTTCGGGGGATGAACGTAGGTCTATTATAGACCATATACTCTATATAGTCAAGTTTTTTTGTAACATATGATACAATTTTATAATCGACCTTTTTAGGCAAAAAATTTGGGGAATTTTTTTCCCCCATTTTTTGAAACTACTTTGCGTTTTTGGTTTCGGGAGAGACGTAACCATAAAGTTTAGGACTCACTCTCCCCTCAGTTTGTGTAAACTTTACGAAATCTTTTTTATACTTATCATAATAGTAATCAAAGAGTTCGACTGCTTTACTGCACTGAACTATATCATATTTGGGAAGTCCTTCAATAATATATTCAACCAAATAAGCATTATATGGTAGACCTCTATCTTTAGCATCAGATGGACTACAATCTTCAAATAGAACTTTAATACCCTTCATATTATCCTCGATTTCCCCAAACGATTTCTGGATATGCTTCCTTGACCGTGTTGAGAGTAATTCTATATTTTTTGCTGAGGTTTCCATCTTTGGTAAGACAGAGTAATTCTGCTTCATCTTTATGGAGTGACTCAAGCATTGTGATGAAGATATTTTCTCTTTGAGTTTGGTTGATATCGGAAGCACCTTGAATGAAGTGGTAGAACTTGCGATATTCTCCAACCAATCTTGTATGATAGTTACTGCCAGCAGGAGCCTCAGAAGGAGTATAGGGAACATCTCCTGGGGGGAGAGCACTCTTTGCAGTATCATCAAAATTCCAAATCAAAATTCCTTGAAGTGCTTCAGTTTTATGTTCTTGCAGGATCTTAATTTTTTCTGCCTTTGTTTTAGCATTTGATGCTGCTTGTAAAACTTCAGTGAGTAGTGGATTTTGTGGTAATCGTTTAGCCATTGTAAAAAATTAAAAAGTTTACTAGTATTTAATCATCTTCGTCATAATCAAAAATAGATTCGGGTTCAAATCTTACAGAAAGAAGTCGTGAATGTAAAAGATTTCCTTCTTCATCATACATTTCGGGGTGTAATTGTGGAGTAGATATTCTTTCAATATAGTCATCATAATAAGTGTTTGCAAACCATCCAAGCATAAAACCTATTATGAGTGCTCCGATGGAAAATAGAGCTGAAAAAGTAAGAGTTGTTGCAAGCATTTTTTTACTCCGATAAAACTTTAAACAAAAATGTACCCGAAGAACCTCCTCTTGACTTAAAATTATTTATGTTATGATATCAGAACTCTTCATATACTTAATAGTATCATATACTCCTCCAATGTGATCATCTCCATGGAAAATTTGTGGAAATGTGACATTAGTTCCAAACTTATTTTTAAATTGTTCTACAGTATAATCTTGACCGAGTTTCATTTCTTCAAACTCAATATTCTTCAAATTAAAAACTTGACGAATTTGTTCACAAAAAACACAATCTTCTTTTGAATAAACATAAAATTTTTCCATTAATTTTCCTCCCAATACTCATAAGTAAATTTATTGTTAGTTACACTATAATAGATATGCTCAACTCCACATTCACGAAGGTATGCAGAGCACACAGGACATGGTTTAGACATTCTTAGTTCAGTGTAATTTAGTCCACCAAGTCTTACCACCACGATCTTATCTGCTTTATCTTTTGCCTTGATTAAAGCACTAAGTTCTGCATGGAGGAAAATTTTTTCTGGACGACCTACTTTTTCTGCCCAGAATGCTTGAATGGGATGGGTCTTTCGTTCAAGATTTACCGCAGTCGCAATTACCCTGTTCTTTTTTAATAGAACAGCACCCACTTTCTTTTTTGAAGGAGATTGCTTTGCGACTTGTACTGCCAGTTTGAAAATGTTTTCCATGATAAAAATCTTGAACTCTACCTTTCACAAATTCAATACATGCTTCAGGTTGTTCTGCCCAGTTGCCTTCCCATTTCTCTGGGTATACTACCACACTATCAGTGAGAGTGCAAGCCATGACTCTACCATGTCTTCCATTTGCTATCCAATTGATTAATGGAATCTTACACTCAGTATTTGTTCCAGCAAAATCTTGGGTCCCAGCATAATCAACCAAATATAATTGCCCATGCGGATCGAGATAATACAAATCCATTATATTATCAAGGTCTTTTGTTTGTAACATCCCCCGAAATTCTACACCTAGAGGTTTGTAATCGTTACGAATCTGATCAAACATTCCCATCAAACAAACATTCCTTTTTCTTTACAGTAATTCAAAGTTTCTTTGAGATTGCCAATATGCCTTGATCCGATTGCAACTTGTGGATAGGTTGCCTCTGGTCCAAACTCTTGCTCAAATGCACGTTGAGTAAAGTGATGATTTAATCGATACTCTAAGAATTCTCCACCTAAAGATTTTAAAAGTTGAGTGATACGTTCACACTCTTGACTTCCGTTACTATAAATTACTGCAGTCATCTATCCTCCAATCCGTTGTCCCATTTACTTGCGGTTAGTTGATTTAATTGCCAAAGAACTTCTCTTCTTACTTTTTTATAATAATCAATAGTAGAAATTTGAGTTGATTTCCCCATATAAGATTCTAATTTATAAGTTATCTCTTCCATTTCTTGTATACAATCATCCGAACCTATAAGTCCTAGACGACCAAAAAAATTAATTTGTTTTTCTACTAATTTAAGAAGAATCTTATTATATTCTACTAAAGATTTTTTATCACTTTTATCCTTTAAGAATTGTGATTCATAAATCAAATCATTAATTTCTCTTCGTATTTTTCCCAACTCAGTAATCAATCTCTTTGCCTCCAGTCATCAGGTTTATCTTGTTTAAACCAATCACTAATATCATCGGCAGAATCAAATCCTTTCTTGTAATTATTAGGATCAGGATCTCCCAATCCCATTTTATTCATAAAATCATCCATACTACCTTCTTCAATATCTTGTGCAGCATGACGACGTGCTTTGTTCAACCAGTCCCTAGCAGTTGTATGTCTCTTAGCAAGTTTCTCTGCCCAGATCATATCTTCTAATTTGACTTCTTCTTTATTTGCAATTTTTTTACAAATAAATTCTAATCGAAGTCTATATTGAGTAGAAAGCATGTTAGTTTCGTAATTTAGATTCTAATTCTGTAACTCTATTGAACTCAGAATATGCCGACTCAGATCTATCCTCAAGAATATTAAAAATATCATTGCGAATAACGTCATTATCCACATAGTCGTCTAAGTATTTGTAAATGGCTTCTTTCAGATACCTATATCTGTGCCACTCAGGTGAGTATGGTTTATAATTCATGATATCATATATTCATAAAATTATTTATTCTTTATATTGAGAATGCAAATACTCAAGCACCTTTTCTCTCCACTCCATTAACTCATAAAAACATTTTTGATTGTGAGCACACTCTCGTAATTGATTGTCAGCTTTGTAAACACTTTCAATAAAAAGTCCTAAAGCATCCCGCTCTTTCTGATTCATTTAGCAGACTCCTCTTGTTTTTTCTTTAGTGCCTTCATTCTTCGGTTCATCATATAGATATCCCATCGAATTCTGGGATATAATTTGATTAAAATAAAATATTTTCTCAAATTAAGAAAAAATATTCTATTTTGTATATCAATGAACCTTAAGAAATTTGGTTCTGTCAATATTAGGTATACAATAATACCAAATAAAGTTAATGTTGTGTAAAAAATTGTGTAGTTCACAACTTACCGCCGACTATACCATTATTTACCACTCTTGTATATTGATCTAATGTTCCATCTTGTTCACACTTAAGATGCCATCGGGTCATTGAAATAGATGATTCTTTAGTAAGTCCAGTTAACATTTTACGACCTTGTTTTGTCATCGTAGAATACAAACCAAATCTACTTTTCCAGACATAAAAAACATCATCAATCAATTCAGCACCTTCTGGAATTTTTATTTCTTTATTTTGATTCTCTCTTCTTTGTGCTTCATCAAACATTTCGTCGGGGTATGGTTGAATTTCCATCAAAGATCTCCTGGTTGAGTTTTAATTAGTGCAGAATCTCGATCAAAAATTTCAAGACCAGCATCAGTTAGAATGTGATTATACATCTGATCAAATACTTTAGGTGGCATTGTGCAGATCTCGGCACCATTATACCAAGAACGAATTGCACGTTGAACACTACGAATTGATGCCGCAAGAACTTGTGTTGGCATACGATGGATCCGATAGAGTTCGGAGATAGATCTTACAACCTCCAGACCTGCCACTGACTGATCATCTAACCGTCCCACAAAGGGTGAGACATAAGTTGCACCAGCTTTTGCTGCTAGAACTGCCTGAGCAGCACAGAAGATCAATGTGACGTTGGTACGAACCTTTTCTTTTGTCAACTCCTTACACACCAACAAACCATCTTTAGTCATCGGTAGTTTAATTGTTGCGACACTACCAAACTTATCTACAAGACGAAGACCTTCGTCCAACATAAATTGTGCATCACCAACAACTTCCATACTAATGTCTTGCACACCAATATCTTTAATTTCTTGGTAAACATCTTCAGGATTTCTTCCCGACTTAAGAATAAGTGATGGGTTTGTTGTGACTCCATCAACAAGTCCTGTACCAAAATACTCTCTAATAATTTCAGTGTCTGCAGTGTCAAGAAAAATTTTCATTGCTTAAGTAAATACTCTCTCTCAGTTTTATATAGAAGTTTATGATCTTTATCAAGATAAATTTGTGCTCCTTGATGCAGATCTGGAATCAACCATTGATCAATCCTGTAGCAGTACTGCCAATTTACGGGTTGAATGCAGTTTAGTATAACTACAGACCAAAATGATGTCAAGTAATTAACGATTGTTGTCATCTAATCC